AGACCACCAAAGCCTGTCGAACTAAAACGGGCATTAGGGAATCCAGGAAAGCGCGCGCTGCCTGATGAAAGAACTATTGTCGCGTTGCCGATGATAACTCAAATACCAGATACGACTAGACCGCTGGGTTCACATGGTAAACAATTTTGGGACCGCGTCTGGGCGATGGGATCTTCTTGGATAAGTTCTAACACCGACTACGAGACAATGCTTATGACCGCAGAAATGGTCGATGAGCGTTGGAACTTGCGCGTAAAGGTTATGACCGAGGGGCAACCACGGGATCGCCGAGCGCTTAGAGATCTAGACCGCGCTATACAAAGCCAACTGGCTTCGCTAGGACTAACTCCTGCGGATCGTTCGCGTCTAGGTGTGGCAGAAGTAAAGAAACTCAGCAAGATCGCCGAGCTAAGAAATATGCGTAATGAGTAGTTATCCACCGCGCTGGGTCACACCAGTCCAAAGATTTGACCACGACTCAAGCCGAGCTGAACAAATTATGGCTTTTGTTGAAGAATACGGACTACAAACCAAAGACACGATTGCTGGCAAGGCAGGTAATTCACTAGTCCTACGCGATTGGCAAAAGGAACTTATCAAGGACCTATTTGCGGAAGACGAAGACGGAAGACTGCTTCATCGAACAGCCTTGGTCGGTATGCCCCGTAAGAATGGTAAAAGTGCGCTGGGATCCTCGCTGGCATTATGGTCTCTATACCTTGGCGATAATGGTGGGGAAGTTTATTCTTGCGCTGCTGAAAAGGAACAGGCTCGCATTGTGTTCTCTGACGCTAAAAGAATGGTCGAAAACAATCCTGACCTAATGGAAATGACAAAGCTTTACCGAGATGCGATAGAGGTAGTAAGCACAGGATCTATCTACCGAGTTCTATCTGCGGAAGCTTTCTCCAAGGAAGGACTATCACCTACCTTTGTGGTCTTTGATGAACTTCATGCTACGCCTAATCGTGAGCTGTTCGATGTTATGGCGCTGGGTATGGGTGCTAGGCGTGAGCCGATGTTGCTTTCGATAACTACTGCTGGGGTGAAGACTGATAACTCTGGGCAAGATTCGACTGCGTATAGCCTCTACCAGTATGGGCAGCGCGTAGCGCGGAAAGAAATTGAGGATCCGTCTTTCTTTATGGCTTGGTGGGAAGCGCCAGCGGAAGCACCATACCAAGATCCAAAAACATGGGCTGAAGCTAATCCTGCTTTTGGGGATCTGAACGCCGAGGAAGACTTCGTAGCTATGGCTCGGCGGACGCCCGAAGCTGAATTTAGAACTAAGCGGTGTAACCAATGGGTAAGCTCTATAAATGCTTGGCTGCCCTCGGACAGCTGGTTGCCGTTAGCTGTTAGCAAAGAGCTAGACCCCGATGCTGAATACATCCTTGGATTCGATGGCTCTTTCAATCAGGACTGTACGGTGATTGTAGGCTGTCAGGTTCCGAAAGATGAAACTGAAAAGCCGTATCTGTTTTTGGTTCGGGCGTGGGAAAAGCAACCAGAAGATACTGACGATTGGCGCGTGGATACTTTAGATGTCGAGAACGAGATACTCAAGTTTGTTCAAAATTATCCCAAGACCCGCGAGGTGGCGTGTGACCCGTTCCGCTGGCAAAGATCTATGGCGGTTCTTCAGGAGAAGGGTGTGCCGATCGTCGAGTGGCCATCCACTTCCGTTAGGCGTATGGTTCCTGCTTGTCAAAAATTCTATGAAAATGTCATGGAACAAAAACTAGAACACGATGGGGATCCGTTACTCACGCGACACCTAAGCAACGCAGCAGTGAAGATTGACAACTATGGTCCACGAATAGTAAAAGAACACCGACACAGCTTGCGCAGGATTGACGCAGCGGTAGCTGGTATTATAGCTCTAGATAGAGCGCTAATAACACACGAGAAGGAAGAACTGCCACCAATCCCGCAGTTCTTTATTTAGGAATGATCATGGCAAGTTTGATTCAGGTAGTAGGCGCAGTTCTAGTTTCGGTGGGCGTAGGGATCGTATTCTTACCCGCTGGGATAATCATCGCTGGCGCGCTAGCGATAGTGTTCGGAATTAGTTTGGAGAAGAAGTAATGCTAGGAAACCTATTTGAAAAGAGAGCAATCTCTTACCAGACTATTTGGGGTTCGGGAGATGACTTCGATTTAGGATCGCAAGCTGGTCCTCTAATCAACAGTGAGACTGTTTTTCACATCAACCCGATCTTCTCAGCCATAAGTCTTATCAGCGACACGATCGCAACGCTACCCTTAGACGCGTTCGTAAGAGAAGGTGGCGAGCGCCGAGCTCTAAGACCCAGACCAGCTTGGGTTCAGAAACCAGATGTAGATACGACCAGAGAAGCCTTTTACGGCTCTATTATCGTTTCGTTACTGCTGGATGGAAACGCTTTTGTGCGTGTGTTCACTCAGAATAGTCAGATAGTAAACCTAGTAGTTCTAAACCCACACCATGTCGAGGTAAAGCGTAATGGTATCGGGCGCTTGATGTTCAATGTTCAAGGTGAAAAGTTGCCACTAACTTCTGAAGAAGTAATTTTTATACCTGATGTAGTTCGTCCAGGATCTATCCGAGGTGTGAGTCGCGTAGATGCACTCAAGGATAATTTTGGATTGGCTAAGGCGCTAGAAACTTACGCAGCTAGATTTTTTGGTCATGGTGCTACTACCAGCGGAATTATCGAATACCCACATGAGCTGACTTACGAACAGTCACAAGCTTTGGCTTCATCCTTTGACGCAAGACACAAGGGATTGCGTAAGTCGCACAAGACTGGTGTGCTTTCTGCTGGCGCGACTTATAGACCGACCAGCGTGACTAACGATCAGGCTCAGTTCCTAGACTCTCGCCGTATGGCAGTCGAAGATGTAGCTCGCGCCTTCAACATTCCGCCTCACTTGCTAGGTCTACCGGGAACAAACTCTTACGCTTCCGTCGAGCAGAACAACTTGGCATGGGTCACTCACGGATTACGCCCGATTATCCAAAAGATGGAAAGCGCATTATCACCGCTTCTAGCACTAAGTCCTAGTGGACAAAACGCTTTCTTGCGATTTAACATTGACGGACTCTTGCGCGCTGACATAAACTCTCGTATGTCTGCTTACAGTATCGGTCTTCAGTCAGGCTTTCTAACTATCAACGATGTCAGAAGGTTAGAGGATCTTCAAGCGATCGACAGCGACAGCGCCAATACAGTTAGAGTACCGCTTGCCAATGTCGATGTCCAAGACGCTAACTTGACTGGCATGGATAAGAAGGTCGGTATGGCTCAAAAACTTGTCGTATCAGGTTTCGATCCAGCTCAAGTTCTTATGGCGCTAGGGCTACCAGTCATAACTCACACAGGAGTCCCAAGCACTCAGCTTCAAGCTTTGGCGCAACTGGATCCTACGGACCCACTAAGCACATACGAGGTCCAATAATGCCTTATTACATAACCGACAAAAACGCAGATTGCGATGGCTGGGCTGTCGTAGATGGCGGAGATGGCTTTTACGGGTGTCACATTACTAAGCAAGAGGCGATAGATCAAATGGTTGCTATTTCTATTGAAGAAGACATCGAGCCAGCTGGGGAAAGGAAGAAGCACAAAATGAAAAGCAAAAAACCTAGCTACCGCGAACTACCAGAAAACTACCGACCAGCTCTAGCAGATGATGTGCCAGAAGGTCGAGCCTGTGGTAATTGTTACTTCTTCAATGAAGATCGAGTAAATGAAACTGGCGACAAAGCTTGGTGTGAAAAGTGGGACGATTTCGTTGATGGTGGATACTACTGCAACGCGTGGCAGCCTGATGAAGAAATGCGAGCACCAGCGCCGAAAGAAGATCAAATTGAGGGCAGCGATACCAATGCCCCAGGAAGTGCGAAGGGTGCAAGCGGTGATGTGGATTTTAGCGAAGCAACAAAAACAGCTTTGACTAATAAAGTCACAGAACATAATGACAAAATGAAAGCAGATAACAAGCCAAGCTACACTCGCACAACTTACGGGCAACTAGCTGCTGTTTACCGCAGAGGCTCAGGTGCTTACTCGACAAGCCATCGTCCAGGAATTAGCAGAGCTGCGTGGAGTATGGCGCGAGTAAATGCTTACTTGTATCTTTTGAGAAACGGCAGACCAGAGAATCCAAATTACATTACCGACTTTGATTTATTGCCATCGGGACACCCGAAAAGCACAAGATCAGAAGAAGTAATGGAAGATCGCGCAGTAAACCTAACTCCACCAGCCTTTATGAGAGCAGCAGCCCGACAAGGCTTGCGTTACTACGAAGAAGGCTTAGGCGGAGACGGCTTAGTGGCAGCGACAATTCGCGAGGCTCGTGCTATGGCTGCGGGTAATGTCACCGCTGATAAGTGGGTGCGGATGGGAGCTTGGATCGCGCGACACACATCAGACCTAGACGCGCCAGAAGCAAACCCAAGCAACGATGGCTACCCAAGTGCTGGCGTAGTCGCTCATTTGCTTTGGGGATCTGGTCCAAGTAAAAGATCCGCACAAAGAGCATTAGCTTACGCCAACCTAGTAAAGGCTAAACTGGAAGAACAGAATCGCGCAAAAATTAGCGTAGAAAGTGAAAGCATGGCAAAAGTAGAACAAAGAATAAACATCGCTGAATTTGAGATCCGAGAAGATGAAATGGGTATGACCTTTGAGGGATACGCAGCAATCTTTGACTCACCAAGCGAACCGCTCCCGTTCATCGAAAGAATCAAGCGCGGGGCTTTCAATCGCAGTCTCAAGCAAGCTCGTAATGACATCAAGTTGCTATGGAATCACGATACTAGCGCAGTTCTAGGATCTACTCGCGCTGGAACTTTGCGATTAGCTGAGGATGACAAAGGGCTAAAGGTCACAGCTACATTACCAAACACTTCCAACGGGCGCGATGCTGCGGTGCTGCTTAAGCGTGGCGATGTCGATTCAATGTCCTTTGGATTCTCAGTCCCTGCTGGCGGAGATACTTGGAATCAAGAAGGCACAGAGCGAACTCTAAAGTCTGTCCGACTACACGAAGTTTCAATCGTGGCTTTCCCTGCTTACACCTCGACTGCTGGGACAACTTCTGTTCGCGGTCTAGCCAAATTAGCTGAGAGAGCCTTGTTAGATGTAGATGAACTGGCAGACGCGATGTTATTGCTAGAAGAAGGTAAGGATCTAACGCCAGAAGCAGCAGATCTTTTGAGAACTGCGATTAGCAGACTCACACCAGAAGCAGAACAAACTTTAGAAGTTATCGCAGAAGATACTGGAGATCTAGGTATGTTAGATCTAAAGAAACTCAAACTCAAATTGATGGAGATGTAATGGCTACCAAGAAAGAAATAAAAGACACGATCTTGAATACCGCTGGTAATCCTGAAAGTGGCGTGATAAAAGACTTCGCTGATGAATTGGCGGAAGCGATTGCCAAACTGATAGATGGAGAGGCATGGATCATTGCCAACAAAAACTCACAATCAGAACAGGCAAAAGAGACGCGTGTCGTAGGGGTCGCTGAGAAGCGGTAATCACGCGTTCGCCCCAGCTAGGTTTCACTCTCTTTCCTAGCTGGGGTTTCCCT